CCTTTGGCGTTCTTTACCACGCCTTCCATCCTTGCACAGAAACTAGCCTTACGCCCTTTATCCTTTTCGGTCTTGGGGTTTGGAGCTGGTGCTTTCAAGTGGCTGCCATTCTTGGCGTTGTATTCAGCTCTGCCCTTAGCGGTCATGCCAGCGCCTTTGTCCACAGGGTTGTAGGTTTTACCCTTCCCTGTGGTTTTGTGCTCAATTGGTTTATCGTGCTTTTTCATTTCTTCGCTGTTTTGGCGCTTTGAACAAAGGCTTTGGCAGTCGGTGCGCCCTTTGTGCCAGGCTGGCGCATCTTCTCTACCTTTTCGCCCTTAGCTTTCTCTTCCTTGATGCGCTCTTGCTTGGCGTGAATATTGGCGTATAGACCTTTACTCGCCATCTTCTTCTTCCTCTTCCCACACGATGTCATCTTCTACAAATGCGATGAGTAGGTCAGCCAGCTCAACCCATTCTGTGTCTTCTGCACCAACTTGGTCAATTGCGTATTGGGCAATCTGCAAGCGAAACTCTTTGTCTTCTTGATCCATAAACATGATTAGTCCTCTACAACAGCGCAGATATCTGCTTCTTGAATGATTTGATAATCTTGCCCGTCTACTTTTTGAGTAGGCCAGTTAAGATAATCGCCGTTGCCGTATTTAATGAAGTCACCAATCTGGACATCTTCCACCAATGGGCCGATAGCCACAATAGTGCCCTCATTGAAAGGCTCTTTATTGTTAACGTAGATTATGTCAGAAATATTGCGGACGCGGGGCTGCACTACAACCCTGTCTCTTAATGGCTTAAACATTGTGTCTTGGCCTTCCTCTGCGCTTTGGCTCTTCTGTCGTAACCTGATTGGTTAAAACATCCACCATGCTTGCAAAATGCTCGCTTTTGGTCATGAATTCCCCACACCATTCGTTTTTGTGACGATTTTGGTAGACAGGGAATCTTCTACATTGACCAAGGTTGTCACCACCTTGAAAATAATGACATGAATTACAATTGTCGTTATCCATCACAACCTCCTTTGTGTTGGCTAGAAACCCCTATTAGATTCGTGGTCTTTTAGGGGTTTCGTTTATTACATACTGTCTTGAGCGTGTGCGTAGCGTTTGTGTTCATAACAAGTGGACTCGGAAGAACCACCTTTCATTTCACCCAAACGACCATCAATCTTGCCAGCGTGACTAGCTTCTCTCATGCCTAGACCATCAGCTTTGCCCATGCCAACGCCGCCTTTGAGAGACATTTTACGCTCGCCAGATGTATCAGAACTCAAAGCACCTGATGGCACTTTTTCACCTGACATACCAGTTTTAAATTTTTCTGAATCCATTTTACCCATGATTTGATTCCTTAGTTTCTTTGCAAAAAACACTACTCTTGTAGTGCTTAGACTATATCACAATTAAAAAGGAACGTCATCTTGTGTTTCTTTTGGCTTAGGCTCGTTCAAATAAGCCCAGCCGTTCCAATGCTCCTCAGTAATTGGTAACGTGTCCAGTTTCATCATTAAGCCGTTTTTGGTCTCAATGATTGACCCTAGCTTTTGGTAACGATTCTTCTTTTCACCCTTGGCGTTTGTATAGCTGCCGGTGATCGTTGTTATTTCATACATCGTTTTTGACATCAAATTTCCTTAAAATGTTAACTTTTTTCTCAACTTCATCTAAAAACACACTAACTTCCTTAATCAGCATTTCTACATACTCTGGGTTAAATTCCACCCTATGTATGTAAAGTTGCAGATTTTCAGGCATTCGTGGGTCAAAACTCACAAAATCGCACCATTTGCGGTCAGTACAACTCAACTGCCATTGAATCTGTGGCATATATTTGCTAGGTATTGCTCGAGTCAATAGCGTTTCAATGTGCGTGGATGTGTTTGGGCATTTAATCTCAATTAATCCATCGTCACCCACCAAGCCATCGGGACTTGCACCTGACATATAGACGATTGGGTGTTCAACAAACCCTACCTCTTCCACCATCACATCTCTAGCCATCTCATAGGCTGCTCTAGCCAATGGCTCGGTCTCTGTACCCCATTGCATCGCCGCGTTGGTAAAACCCTCGCTAGGCTTGTTTGTGAGTCTTTCAACCACCAATTGGGCCATGTAATTCTCACGGCTGGCAGAGTAACCTGTTTTCGTCTTGGCAATAATGTTGCCGATCTGAGAACCAGTTGCTTTGCCTAGCCGTTGTAAAAACCACGCTTCAGTTCGTTGTTCAGTCATTCTTGTCCCCTTGCGCCAAAACTTCTTGGACAGAAATAATAGTTGACCACACTTTATCTTCTGCATAAAGTTTTTCGCCATTTCTCAACAATCGAAATGTTTCCTCTCGCACTTCTTTTAGTGTGTCTAGTGCAAGGCGTAATGCTTCGTCTTTAGTCATTCTTGTCCCCTTAACTTATAACCAAACTCAGCCATTCTTTCTTTAATTTCATTTATTGCTTTGCGTCCTAAATTTGGCGTTTTGAGTAATCTTTCTTCCGTACAGCATTGCAATTGCTCAATAGAAATAATGTCTTCTGCTTTTAAGCAACGCTCAGATCGTACAGTTAAATTTAATTTTTCAATGCCTGTATGCGGCACATTATCTTTAACACGCATAGTGATGGAAAAATTAGGTCGAGGATTTTCAATTTCATTTCTAAAAGACCGTGCTTCTTCTAATGAATCAAACTTAACGCATACCTCCCATTTATCTACCCACATTGGTTCATTAGGCATCGTTACAGTTCCTCGCGCCTCTTGATACTGTTTCAAATATATTTCTTTAGTCATTGTTCACCTCAAAATCAAACCATTCGCACAGCTCATAATCAATGGCCGACAAAATGTTGTCTTCCAACTCAGCCAATGATGGGCTGTCTGTATGCTTGTAAGCGCGGGCTAATCCGTACTTAACACCAGTTTCAACGCATAATTCCAGCACTTTGTAGGTTTTAGGCTTCATTTTTGATCCTTAGAGCTTCTTGGATAGCATCTACAAATTCTTTGTCGTAGTGGGCGTGATAGCCAAACTGCACCTCATCAGCCACAGCTTGGATTTCATCGTTGTTCAAAGTAGCCCATTCTTTCTTTTTAGGGCTTCTGTGGTCAGGAAAGCCTAGCGACTTCAACAGTTTATCGGTTTGTTTCTTCTCTAACCTTGCAAATTCTTCGTCTTCGTTATTCATAATCGTTCCATTCGTCTTCACAGTTCTCACAACCAGGGTGATCTGGGTCTCTGCAATCAGGTGCGCTTGCTAGATTCTTCCTGTATTTATTCTCTGCCATAGCGTAAAACCTCAAGAATTCACGCTCGTCTTGGTTATCGTCAATCATTTCACCCTCGCTTTCATTTCGTCTTTCTTTGCAATGATACGTTTTTGCCAGTTAGTGTCGGCTTTGGCAGCATTGAATGCGGTCTTGTAAGTAGCAACCAAGTCCTCAGTTGTTGTTACGCTATCCATAGCTGCCATGTGATCTAGCATGACTTTCTCGTCAACCAATGGCTTTGGTCGGCTAGCGTTGTTGCCATCGTCATCTTCTGTAGCAATCCCACAAGCAGCCATCAAACTGTAGCGTCTAGCGTATGTCAGAGCTGAACCATAGCCTTGAGCATCTTGTTTTGTAACTGGTACACTAAGAATCCCACACTCAATCACCTCGCCAGATTCATGTATAAACATTGTCTCTACAGTTACGCCATTTTGGTTTTCATAGCACTTCTGCATCAAATAAATGCCGTTGTCGTTTAGCGAGTCTATAACCGCTTCCACGCAATTGGATAGGTCAGCATAACGTGACTTGAAATGTGGGTTTGTAGAGGTCTTTAAAGCTGGGCCAAACGCTTTTTGTGCTTTGACCAAGGCTGTTGCAATTTGTTTCATTATTATTCCCCTAATTTGTCTAAAAGTTTGTAATTGTCGATCTGCTCTTCATAAATCTCTATCGTCTGACAAAGATTACGAATGATGGATTGATACTGCCCAATCATGAAATTGAGTTTGTATACGTTGTTTTCGTGGGGGTAGTATGCTTCTGCTGTCTCTAGGACGCGCTCTATCAGGTGATATGCTTTCATATCAAGCCCAATAGGTCATGTTGATTAGCAGCGTGACAATAGCAATCAGATAGACAATACAAAGAATAAGGTTGTAAAAGAAACCTTGTATGGTCTTAAAGTCACCAATCAGCAAGGATTGGATCAGTTCTTCTTCAGGGGTGATTTTGTGTTGTTTATAGTCGATGTATTGTTTGCCAATTTCGACTTTGCCTGTGTTGTATACAGTTCTCATCATGTTTCCTTAGTCCCTTGCGGGCAAAAATGTTAATCAAAAAAGTCTGTCTCTTTCTCACCGATACCATGCTCTTTTTCTAAGTCTCTAGCAAAAACCCGCCAATCCATTGAATGCCTAAATAGTTGATAAAGGCGGTCATCAGATAGTGGCTCTTTGTGACACCTAGTAAGCAACTCATTCTTGCGTCTGAGTTCTTGATCATACTCCAATAATAACTCTTGCAAATGCTTGAGTTCTGATTTTGTATGCTCAAGTTCGTTCATAAGTCACCTGTGGTCATTAAGGCTTGGTTAACTATGTACACGGGGTATATAGCACCATTCTTTAAATTACTCAGAATCTTATTCGCTTCCTGTCGAGTCATTGCGTTCTCCTTTTGTTAACGCAAACGAATGATAATTCATTGTCAACATTTATTTCTAGGTGTTTTCCCTAATATTTAATAAATAAACAACATTTAAGATGAATCTATGAATTATCCAAAATGTTACAGAGATTTTGAGCATTACAGGGACTGGGTAGAGCTGGCTAAGTTAGCTAGAGAGGTGATATCGCCCTGTGATGACTGCAA